CAATCGTCTGCTCGCGGTCTTCCGGCAGCGACATGAACTCTGCCGGACTGCCGCCGTAAATCTTCGCCAGAGCGTGAGCAACCCGGAAATCGTCACGCCACGCTCCGAACGGTTCGATCATGTCAAAGGCCATCCACTCAGTCAGTTCCCGGCTGTCAAGCTCGCGCCCAAGCTGCCCGACCGTCTTGCCGAGTGCCAGGGCCAGCCGGAACAGGAAGCGCCGCATAGGGCGCTTCGTCAGTTTTTTGCCATCTCCTTCGTCGCGTTCTCGTCGAGCGCGTTCACCTTCCGGGCAGCCTCGTAAATGCGGTCAAGGACGACCGACGACTTGCCGCCGAGCAACCCGGCCCCATCGTTGTCGAACAGCCGCTTGCCCTGCTCGTCACACAGCACCAACACCGCCAGCCGCGCCCTGATGTTCTTGAGGTTCAGCGTCCGCTTCTCACCGTCGCGGTCGAACATGCTCGACTCGTAGCCGTCGCGTTCCGCCGCCGTCATGACGCGAATGAAGACATGTTGCTCGCCGCCCCATTCCGGCGTCGGCACCTTCACAACCTCAAGGTCATTCGCCGCGAGAATCGCTTCCTTGTTCATCGTTACCTCCTGTTACGACTGTGCCGTCACGCTCAACGCACCCGTCACCTTGATCGTGTATTTCGCGTCGAGTCCGCCCTTGAGCGGCGTCAACCACTGGCGGCTCTTGCACAGGCCCATGAAGTCAAGCTGCGGCGAGGTCGCGCCGGGCAGGTTGATGTAATACTGTGCCGCTGCCCCGCCGAGAGCCGTGTTCAATGCCGCCTGGCCCGTCGCCCCGGTGTAGTGGACGGTCGCCGTCACCGTGCCGTTGGCCATGATGCCGTTAATGAACTCCTCGGCAGTCGAATCGTGACTTGTGGCCTCGATGTCCGCCGCCTCCTGGTTCGGGCACTCGATCTCGGCGACCTCCTCGATCAACGTGCCGCCCGTCTTCGGCGTACCAGTGCCGCCCTTGTAGAGCAAGGTTCCCTTCGCCGCCCGCATTGCCGTTGCCATTCCCTTCTCCTTTCAGTTGAAAATTAGGTCAGTACCACAGGCCCCGTGACCTTGAGTGTGAACTTCGCCTGTAACCCGCCCTTCAGCGGACTCGTAAATTGCCGAGCCTTGAATAGCCCTTCTACATCAAGCCGGTTGCCGATCTGTAGCGTGTGCGTGCCCGTCCCGGTGTCCGAGACGAGTTGCTGGGCACTGTTCGCCACGGCCCCGGCATTGGTCGTATGCAGTGTGAAGGTGTCCGCGTCGATCCGCCGCACGTAGTAGGTCGTGCCCGCCGTCAGTCCGGCTGGCAACGTGACGCTCGACGAAATCTGAATGGGTTGCCCGGTCGTCAGCCCGTGCGTCGTCGCCGTGAATACGTCCGTCGCCTCGACGACAGTCACGGTCTTCGTCCGCGCCCCGAAGTTTGGTATGCACAACTGCCAACTGACCGCCGTGCTGCCCAATCCCGCCTCCGCGCCCGTCTGAGCCGCAGTGTAAAGGTAGTTGCACGTCCCTGTGATCGAGCCGTTGTTCAGAAACGTCAGTATCGCCTCCTCGGCTGTCGAGTCATGCGAGGTCGCGTCAATCTCCCCGGCCTCCTGGTTCGGCGGCTCAATCTCGGTGATCTCCGCGAACGTGGTGAACTTGTCCGGCGTCGAGCCGTCGCCCCATTGCAAGAGCGTCTTGAATGATGTTTTCGCTGCCGTAGTCATGCCTGAGCCTCCTGATACGCGATCTGCCAGTCCTGTCTAACGCCAACATATCCGGCCTCGGAGCCGGGAATGACCTCGTATGGTTCGTCCGAATCGTTCTCAAGGAACACAGAGCAGACAATGACCGTGCTCCACGTCACCGGCCCCTGCCCGTCGATAGCCAGCCGGACGGCTTCGGCCAATGCGCCAGCGGCGAGGTATGTCGTCGCCACGCTTGTAATCTGAAACCGCGCCTCCGCCAGCCCCGATATCCCGTCATGGCTGTGTTCGTGAAGCCCGGAGATTCGCTGGAACAGGATGTACGGCATCGCCGCGTCTTGCGGTGCCCGAATCGGATAGATGCGCGCGCCGACGAGGTTCGCAACCGCCCCGCCCGCCGTTGCCAGTTTCGCGTACAATGCCGCTTCAATGCTCATGGCTTCTACGTTCCTGCCGCTGCCGCCGCGTTTTCCCTTTTGTTTTTCCTAAATGCACGCATGGCAATGCGGTTAATTTCTTCTTCAAGTTGGGACGAAATATATTCTGCCGTTGGTGTCTTCGCCTGGTCGAATGCCGGGCGCATGAAGGGGATCGGCGCAACGAAACGCAGCCCCGTGGCCGCCAGAGCGCGGGCACCCTTCGACTTGCCCGCCAGTTCTGACCCGTGTTCGCCGATCACGTGGCCATATTCAATGGCAAACGGGATGTAGTTCTGTCGCCCCGCCTTGCTCGTGACTTGAAAAATGGCATTGCCCGTTGGACTCACCCTCACGCCGAACGCCACTCCCTTTCTCGACGGTATGGGGAAGACCTCCATGTGTTTCCCAATAAGCGCTCCCATCCGTCCGCCAATGATGAAGGTGGCATTTGATCGCGCCCGCAACAGCATTTTCGCCTCTACGGATCGGCTCACGACGCGCTTCGCCGCTGGCCGAAACACCTTCTTAGAAAATCCGCGCAGGTTTTCGATCAGTTCCGGCGATAGGGCTACTTGGAACTTGACCACTACGTCGTCTCCCTGCATAGCAGGACTTGCTCGGCATTCCGTTCAAGCGGGTTCAGTACGTACTCGATCTCAAATGTCCGTGTCCCGAACAGCACGCGCATCTTGCTTGTCACGCCAGCCAGATACCGGATCGTCACCTTCGTCGTGGCCGTCGAGGTCATTTGTTGTGCCATCAGGATTTCCCGCCCATTCATCGGCTCGACCGCCGCCCATACCACGCCATCCGTGAAAGCCGCCCAAGAGCGCGTCACCTCGCCGACCGCGTTCTGCGTTTCCGTCGGCGTCTGGATCGTCACGCGATGCCGGAGTTTCCCTGCCTGCATGTCAGAACTCAAAAACGCGGTATTGACTGACAATCGAATCAACGCACATCGGGATAGGCGACAGGGCCTTCTCGCCCGCCGCCTCTCGGTTCTCGTACCACAAGCCGACAAGTTGCTTGATCGCCGTCTTGAGCAGTTCCGGCACGGACGCCACCGTTGCCCCGTAGCCCGCCGAGAACTCAATGACAATCGGCAAGGGCCGGTCGTATAGTTCCGGCCAGGAACATCCGTAGGCGAGCGTGATCGTCCCCGGCTCAATGGCCGTAGAGGTCACGTAGTTGGCCGCAGCAAGCGTCGTCAAGGCGTTCGAGGCGTTATAGTACGTCACCGCCGTAGAGCCGATGCTGATGAGCGGCGGATTGGGGAACTTGATTGCGCTCCCCTCATCGGCGTCCGGCCATTCGTCCAGGTACAGCGTCCAGACAGTCGTCAGGAATGAGCGCCGCGTCTCGAACTCAAGCCGGACACGCGCCGCCGTGATGAGCGCGCCGACAAGCGCGTCGTCTTCCGTCCCGCTGATTCGCAGAAACGCCTTGACTTCCTCGATTGTCACCGGCTCAAGCGTTGGGGCCGTCTTCAGCACGCATGGCATCGTCCAGCCCTCCGTTAGCCGATGGTGACGTAATAGGTTCCCGTCGTGCCGTTTCCGGCAGCGGATAGGGCGATTGAGATTCGCTCGTTGTCCACGTAGATGTAGTCTGTTGCCGGGGCCGTACCCGCCGCGCCGACCGTGCTGTGCACGGCCTGGCGGGGATTGCGAGTGGCCGAAGCATTGATCGCCGCTTCTGTCAGGATCGCAACGCCCGATATCTCTGTCGTGATCGTTACCGTGTTGCCGTCACTGAACCCGCCGGACACTGGCTTGACGTACCTGATTTGTAGCACGCGGCCCGTCACGTTCGGCGTGACGCCCGTCCCTGTCGCCGTTCCGGTTGTCACTGTCACTACATGTGTCTTGCAATACATGTTCAGCCTCCAAGTTCCCTGATTAGCCGCACAAACAGGCCGAGCAGGTAAAGATTGTTCGCCGTTGCCGGGGGGTCTGCCGACACGTTTATCTTCCCGTCCTCACGTATCTCGATAAGCACCCGCGAAACGACCTTGATCTCGACCGCTTCCGGCTTTGCCGGTTCATCAGCCGCAATCTCAACCTTGTCGCCGTCCGCCATTCCCTTATCCTCCGTTAGGGATTGGGGCCGGGCTATCCGCCCGGCCCCGTTCCGTTACACTTAGCCTTTGATGTCGCACTGAACCTCAATAGCCGTAATCGTCGCCGTCATCGTGCCAACGGTTCCGGCGCCTTCCGTCATGACCGTCCGAACGTAGATCATCAGGCGGTCACCGGCTGTCAGGCCAGCATCAGGAACGACGAAGGTGTAGTCCGCTGCCGAAGACGTGATGGCCGTTGCCGCAGACGCCAACAGAGCGCCCGCCGTGCCGTCGTCAGCAACTTCATAGACCACCACGTCAACCGTGTGGGTTGTGTGGTCGGGGTCGCCCGTCGCTGCATACTTGCAGTTCACGACAACCTTCACGTCCTGGTCGGCCAGGTATTCCGGCGGCATGACGAACTCTTTGCACATCGTCGATGTCACCGTCGAGCCGTCGGCGGCCACGCCAGTCAGCGTCAGGGTGCCAGCCGCGAATCCGCCGTTCGTGATCTTGAACGCCGTGGCCGCACCTGTCGCGTCCAGCACCGTGCCGTCCACGTTCCGCCATTCCTGGAGCGGCAACTGATACCGCATCAGCGACTCTTCCGTGATGTCGCCACGGGCAATAGCTCCAGCTGCCGAAGCGCAGAGAGCGAACGTCCCGCTTGCCGCCGTCGGCGTGGTGAACGTAGAAGTTGCTCCCGACTGCCCGTTCTGGATGATCGTCTGAGCGTCAGCCGCGTTATTCGCCACGGCCTGCAACACAACCGAGCCCTTCAGGGTCGTGACGGGGTAGATCGTCACCTTCGAGATTCCATCAGCGTCCGTCACATTCTGGCCAACGGTCACGCTCTGTTCGCTCGCGTCAATGGTCAGTGCGGGCATAACCGCCCCGCCAAGCATCGTCTTGATGACCACATCGCCGTCTTCCGTGCCGTTCGTGATCGTCGTCGATACGGCGGAAATGTTCGCCCACTCCTCGACCGTTGACGTGCCCGTCGCGTTCTCCAGTTGCAGCGAGATTGCCACGCCGTCGCCAGCCGTCGCGTTGTTGTCACTCGATGAATGGGTCAACGTCACAATCGTACTGTTGCCGTCCGTCGTGTCATCGAGGGTGACCGTTTGGGCCGCCGTGAACGCATTGGCAAGGCCGAGTCCGGGCAGGGTGGCGGTCGCGCTGGGCAAGGTCACATTGATCGTGCCCGCCTGGTTGATAATAGAAGTAGTACCAGTCCCGACGGCGATAGGTGCGAGCTTGATCGCACCACTTGTTGACCCGCCCGCCGACACATACCCATTCGTCAGCGTGATGTTCTTGCCCGTCGATACGGTGATCTCGCCGCCCATCGTGTTGGCCCCGGTCGGGGTCTTGAATGTGCCGCTGCCACTCAGGTCAACGTTGATGTTGCCAGACTGAGCGACATTGCCATAGAACGTGAAGGTTCCGGTCGGCGTTCCGAACGTGCCGGAGCCGGTGTTCAGTACCCAGTTGTTGGCCGCCGCCGCGCATGTTACCCCGTTGATTACGGGAGACGTGAATGTCTTGGCCGCCAACGTCTGGGTTGCGGCGAGAGCGCAGATCGTATCACTCGCTGCGTCCGGCAGAGTCAACGTCACGGCCTGGCTCGTGACAGGAGCCTTGAGCGTAACGGTGTGGTTTGTCCCCGCCGTGTTCGTACTGAGGGCGAACTTGCCCACGCCACTGGCATTGTCAATCGTGAACGATGTCGCGCTCGTGCCCGTTTCGGCACCAGTCGCCACAGCCAGCGTGCCACCGCCAGTCGGGAATGTCCAGGTGGACGAACTCGGAATGGCGAACGTGGGATTGAACGCGCCGGTGTACGTCACGTTCCCGGTCATGGTCAAGGTGCCGCCAGCCGCCGGAGCAGCAATAGTCACCGCTCCGCCCGTCGTGGTCAATCCGCCGATCAAGGTGATGGTTGCTCCGGCTGCGGGCACGGTAAGCGTCGCCGCTCCGCCCGTCGTGGTGAAGGCCCCGGCGAGCGTCACATCGCCAGCCAGGGAGATCGTCCTTGCCCCGGCATTCGCATTCACGGCAACCTTGAAGTCGCTAGTCGTGGCGACGAACTGGCCCGTTCCCGACGCCATGTCGGGGTACTTCAATGTGCCGCTGCCGACCGACTGAGCCACGTTCGTCAGTGTGAGATTTCGCGCGGCCCCGTTGTTCGTGCAGGTGTGAGCCGGGAAAATGTCCAAGCTGCCCGCCGTACCCGACGCGCCGAGGTCAAGGTCGGTAAACGTACCGGCCAGCGAGTTGATGTCGGCAGCCGAGGCCGTCACCGTGACGCCCGCGATTGCGAAAACGCCGCCCGACTCGATATCGACGGTGCCGCCACTGGCGACGACCAATTTGTCCGGCCCGTCCTTGTGAACTTTTGCTGAGTATGACATGTGAATCTCTCCAAGTTTTAGGCCGCCCGGTGCCGGTTGTTCGGCCAGCACCGGGCCTGCCTGGGGTGATGTTCCGGGGCCTACTTATTGCCCCGCATTCCGCACTTACGCGGCGGGCGCAGCCTCGACCGCCGTAACCGCCAACGAAGCCTTTGTCGTCGGCACGTTCCGCGCGCTGTACCGGATGGCGACGACACCGCTGAGGACGCTGTTCGCCACTGCCCGCGTGATATCGGCGGACAGGTAGCGGTAGGCCGGTTTGTAGACATCAATGGCGAGAACCTTGTCG